ACGGAAACGACGATATTAGGTACTGCCCCTTACCAGTGCGAGGCGTGGTCTTCTCTTTCACGATTGCAAAATTCGCCCTCGTGGCGTCAGCGCTGTTGCTATAGCGCTCGATCTTTGTTGCGCCGCCGCCGTTCTTTTGCTTCATCGAACCGTACCGCTTAATCAAAATGGTTCGGTCGTCCGACACAACCTTGATCCGCACCGTTTCGTAAAACTTTGTGCCGCCGTCATGCTCTAAAAAGTTTGTCGTAATCTCATACATCCAACGTCTCCCGCGCACTGTGCGCTTGACCGATAAGTCATAGTTTATTCACCGCATTCAGGCAAACGAAGTCATTTGTGACTTATGCTGCAACCTTGCCTAATCGATTTGCCTGTAACCGCAATCGTGTCGCCATCATTGGAGTGACCACTTCCGCTTTCCAGAATGCATCGCGCACGTTCGCTGCCGAAGTCTCATTTGGATCGCAACCCGCCGGCAGAACAGCAATGCGCGTTCGTATCCCGCAGCCAATCAACCTCATACCAGTCTCGACAGCGGCAACCAGCGCGGCAGTCTCGGCGTCCCACATGATCGTTACTTCCTTCAGCCCCTTCTCTTTCAGCCGCATGATCTTGGCGAGTTGGCTATCTTCGTCGCCGTGCGACAGGTGCTTGCCGAAGCTGCCGACCGGAACAACATCACGCAGGGCCATATCACCGTCCAGAGCGATCTTTGTTGCCGCCACGTCGAATACCCCCTCCCCGATCACGATACGCGCCGCGCCGACCGCGTTGTGGCCGTTGTACAGATGCTTGCCGGTAGACGCGAAGCCGGGCGGGAACAAGTATTTCTTTTCCGCCCTGCCGGTGATGTCGCGACCCTGGAAGCTGACCAGATCGCCTTCCAGGTCAAAGACCGGAATAATGATCCGGTTGCTGTAGTCCTGGAACAGCTTGCGGTGCTTGTCATCCTCATAGTTGAACTTACCCTTCTGCGAGAATCGGAACGCGAAATACTTGGCAACATCAGCCGTGATATTCCGGTTCTCCAGGTACTTCAGGTTTCGCCCTTCATGCGGCAAGGCGATGGACGCCGGCAGCTTCAAACTGGCATGCGACAAGCTGACCGCCGCACCAATTCGCTTTGCCGGTCTCCAGCCCTGTTCGCGCGCAAACGCCTTGATATGCTCGACCGTATCCTTGCCCGACACGCCGAGCTGCGCCCGAATGAAGGAAAACTTGTTGTACTTCATTTCGCACACAAAGCAGTTGCCTAGCCCAGATTCCAATCCGACGTAGACCTTCCACTTCGAATTGCCGCAGCATGGGCACGTCTTGATGTTTGCCTGACGCCCGCTCGACCCGCGCGCCTGACGATAGTCAACACCCTCCTGATCGAGCCAATTCTCGATATCGATGGAGCGTATCGCCTCGTCAAGTTCTTCGTTGTCGTGCATCACTCCACCTTGATGATCGAAGTGATGAAGCGCATCATGGACAGCGCCTGCTTAATGAAGATCGTAAAGCCCGACTCCTGGTTACGTGACGCCGCGAAGTACAGGCGCGCTTCACCGGCCGCACGCTCTTCATCTGTCGCGTTGATCGAAATCACAATATCGGCTGTCCGAATCTTGTTGAAGTCTTCCGCTACGTCTGTCGCCTTTGCCACCGCCGACTTATTGCCTTCGCGATTGGTTTGCGTGGCAGTCAGCATGGCGAGATTTTCTTCGAACGCAATCGCGCGCAGACCGAGCCAGATGTTCTTGGAATTCTCGATAGCGTCATTGGTGCGGAAGTCCGGCGACATGATGTCGGCGTAATCGACCACTACCATGTCGAATACGATTGCCGGCGCCGTTGATCCGTCCGCGTTCAACCGTGGCGACTTGTAACGCTGAATCAGCGCATTGAGCATTGCTGGCGTCAGCGTGCCGCTTGGGTATTCGTGAATCTTCAATGCGCCATGTTTCGGCAGCTTGAGAATCACGTCTTCGACATCATGGATCTTCAGTTCAAGCTGCTTGACCGCGATACCTGAAATCGACGCGTCCAGACGCTCCGCAAGGATCTTGCCGGCGACTTCGCACGTCACATACAGCACATTGCGGCCCGACAGCGCGGCGCACTTCCCAAAATGCAGCAATGCGGTCGTTTTACCCGACTTGGCGCCGCCCATAATGACGGATAGTTCTCGACGCCCCCAACCCTTGTGGTACAGGAGGTTGTCGATTTGAATGTTGCCGGTTGTGATTCCGGCCGGCACCGCGCCCGCCACTGTCTTCTCCTGGCGCTCTCTGGTGCGCTCGGTAATTCTTTCGAAGTAGTCGTACTCTTCGCCGTCGACGTTCATGCCGACAGACGCGGCCAGCTTGATCGACGCCTCGATCTTCTTGAACTTTTCGTCCTTATTGATCTTGCTGTCGAGCATTTCTGCTGACTTCAAGATCGCCGCCGACATTGCTTGATACCGAGCAAACGACGCGACCGATTCGGCCATGCTGTCGCTATTGCCGATACTTGCGTCTTTGCTGAATACGGCCCGCATTGCTTCGCCAGCCAGTGCCAGGTCGTCGCCGCGAATCGTCTTATCCGTCTTCGCATCCCTGACCAACTGAATCGCGACTTTCGCCTCTGGCACCTCGTTGTATTTCTTGAAATACTTCAGCGCAAGATTGACGATAGCCGCCTCTCCCACGTTTTCGAAGTAGTCTGGCATTACCAGATGCCCAACCTTGCGCATAAAGCCGATGTCACGCATGACATGCGTGGCGATCTTGGTCTGGAACTCAGCACCGAAGTCGAACTTGTCCGCCTCGATCGTTACGCCTGGGGCCGACGCGGTGAGGGAATAGGCCGAGCCGATCATTGCGGCTACCGCGTCTTCTGCCTCTACCGCTGCTACAGACATGCTTCTTCCTTGACTGCTGGGCGTGGCGTTGCCGGTGAGAACTCGCTGATGTCATGCTTGAAGACGACACGATCAATTGTCATTTCTGGTGCGCCGTTGATTGGGGCGCGCAGCGTGATGGTGTACTTGTCGGAATGCTTTACGACTCCCTTTACTACCGTACCGTCGCACTTCTCGACGATAATTGATGCACCGGAAGTCTCCAGCGCTTTCAAGAATGCTTCATGACCCTTCGGCTGCTCCTTCTTTGGTGCCGCAGACGAACGGGCGCCAGATTTCAGCTTTAGCGTCGTACGTTGCAATACCGGCGTGACACCCTCTTCACGAGCCAGACGTGCGCCCTCTTCGATTTGCTGCTGACGTTCTACGCTGTCGTGTAGCGTTTTTGAGGCTGAAAACATAAATCTCCTGGTAATTTGCTGATTGCTTATTCACTCGAACAATTCAATTATAGCTCACCACTTACTTATCTTTCTTGAGAAAGTGAATTATTGTATTCACGGGCCTCGCAGATAACCTCCTCAGAAAAGTGCAGCATTGCTGTCTCAATGCGAATTGCGTCATGCACATATAACGCACTGTACAGAGCGAATTTAGGATGTTGTTTGCGTTTGATCTGCTCGACGATGAAATCCTCGTACGCAAGCTGATCTTCGCCGCCGACGTGTTGCGCGGCGGTAAAGCGCGACGATTTGGCAAACTGGATCTTACTGGCGCACTCTTCCGCCCACGCGTTCATGACATACACGATCATGTCGTTGTTGTTGACCACATGACAAGGGCGCGGCGGCCGTCGCCAGCCGCGCTCAAGGTGCCAATCCATCGCTTTGCGGCAAAAGAAGTCGTATCGCACGCCAAGCTCGTCGACCTTTTGACGAAGACTCCAGAACGACGTTTTCTCCCGCACCTGTATGAAGTCTTTGCCCTTGAATGACGCCATGAAGCCGCCGCCCTTGCCGTACCCGACATTCATGAAGTTGCCGTACGCCCTGTTGAAATGATGCGCAAACAGGTATGTCGCCTGGGTCGGGTGCATGGGCCGGTAGTCGAACCATTTATCCTTCATGAGCGCCTGCTCGCGATCCCGCAGCTTGACGCCGATGTTCGCTATCGCCAGCACATCACATTCACTCCGGGTTAGCTCCGACCCAAAATAGGGGCCGTGCGTGTCTTTCTCTTCCACTTGATTCACTTGGGAACCGCCTCTCTCCGCGTATATTCTGTATTTCTTTAAATCTGTACTTCTTTATTATAGATAAGACTTTATGTTAAGCGTGGCATTCCCAAGTGAATGAGGCGCCGGCCCCACCCACTTGTCCATCTTTGTTTCTTATCGCAAAAGCACAGGGTTGATGCGGCTCGGCGCCGGCTGCTCGTACGCCTCCACGATCTCCCGCACGAAGCCACTACGCACGATATCTTTCTTTTCAAACAATACGACCTTGACCGAGGATATGTGCATGATCCGGTTGGCCGCATCGACAAAGCCAGACTGCCCTTTGATGTCCACCTGCGATTCGTCACCGTTGACAACCACGGTTGCGTCCTCACCGATCCGCGTCAGGAACAGCTTGAACTGCTCCGGTGTCGCGTTCTGCGCTTCGTCAAGCATCACAAAGGCGCGTTTGAAGGTCTTGCCGCGCATGTAGGCGAACGGCTCGCACTTGATCCGCCCCTCTTTGATCAAATAGTCCACGAATGACTTGCCCAGGCGCTCCTCGAATACGTCGCGCACCGGATCGAAGTAGGCATCGAACTTCTCCTCCTTGTCGCCTGGCAGAAAGCCCAAGTTCTCGCCGCCCGCCTCGACTGCCGGCCGCGTCAGGATAATCTTGTCAACCTTCTTTTCCATCAGTGCGTCTGCCGCCAGGGTAGCCGCCACATAGGTCTTGCCCGTACCCGCCGGCCCCATCCCGAACACAACGCTACCCGGTAGGCGAATTGCTGCCGCGTACTTGCGCTGCTTGTCGGTCTTGGGTTCAAATGGCGCAGCGCGCAGCGGACGTGCCGGCACTGTGTAATCTGAGAATTGCTGTTCGGGGAGTATTCCTGCGCGCTTCGCTTGACGTTTGCCGCTACGGTCTGACTTATCACTACGTGCCATAAATTCCGCTTCCAGATGGTTGGTTGGTCAGAGCCTTATAATAACTCACTGATGACTTATCAAACAAGCTGAAAGCGGGATTATTTTTTATTTCATTTGCAAGACCTTGACAACGTGCGAATCAACCTCGCTCGGCGCACGGCAATACATCTTCCCGCCCGCCACCGCAAAGTCTGTGATCGTCACGTAGTCGTGCAGTGTGGCGCGCGTCTGCGTGTCGATATGGGCGATGTCGAAGCCGCAATGCCACTTCTCGCCCTCACAATACGACGCGCTACGCTTGTGACCGCTGCCGAGCTGGTGCCACTCGAACGCGCCGTAAATCGGAGTGAAGTCGGGCCAGACAATGTGCTTGTGGTGGTGGCCGTTCACACCAGGCATTTTCCAGTCACGAGCGAATGGGAAGTGATGGCAGACGAAGGTGTCGTAATAGATTTTGTAGTTCTGGGCCAGCTCTTTTTCGAAGTCGCGTTTGGTGAAGGCGGCCAAGTCGGCTTTGGCGATGTAGTTGATCTCGAACGCATCTAGGCCCAATATCTTCGCTACCGTCCAGCCATGCAGGTCTGCCAGCACTGCGCGGATCGCCGGCGACTCATCAGCCAGGTGACGCAAGAGCCGCGCTTCATGGTTCCCTTCGATAAAGTCGATCTGTGCCTGGGGTGCGGCGGCGCGTGTTGGGCCAAGAATGCGCTCGTGAGCGAACTTGATGCGCCCTACTACATCCCACTCACGCGGGTCGACGCCGTACTTGCCGAACTCAGGCAGGTCAAAGATGTCGCCGTTGAACACGATGATGTCCGGCTGTACGCGCTTGACGGTATCGAGCCATACTCGCAGGTAGAACTCGTCGATCTCGATGTCATGAAGATCCGAGCAGACCATGATGGTCTTGAATCGACCGCTGCCGTCCTTCA